CTCTTGGTATTGATACACCGCATACCAGGCACCAGCACCCAACATTACCAAACCAGGAACTCCGCCGATGAGGCCAAGTGCACCGCTCATAAGGCGAGTGCCAACTGATGTCACACTGTTGAGGTTGCTCTGAGTGGAGACGCGATTTGCCAGATTTCTGTCTCTGGCTGCCTCCGCGGTAGCCAGCCGTCTTTCAGCGATAGCTTGGGTATCGGCATTTTTTGCAGCCACCAGCCCAGCCTGCGCACGCTCAAGCGCAGTTCTTGCCCTGACTTTTTCTGTGGCGGAGCCACTTGCAAGAGCAGTAGTCAGTCTGGCTTGAGCTGCTGTAACTTTTGCTTCTGCGGCCGCAATTTTTTCTTGCTGAGCGGCCTGAACATCTGCACTTCGCGATCGCTGAACCGCCTGCTGGGCCCGATAAACTTCAGCCCTGGAAGCTGCAACAGCAGACTGAGCCGCTTTGTCCTGCGCGACAGTAAGGGCAACCTCTGATTTCGCAGCTGAAATTAGCGCACCTGTTGCACTCGTGGCGCTGGTTACAACTCCGCTGAGGTATCTTGCCAGCCCAACGCCAACAAGCGCTCCAGCTACTGTTGTTATTGTGGACATGTTGTCAGCAACGTCACTAAGCGCACCGCTTACTGCTGATGAGGTAAAAGAATCAAGCGTCTGAGCAACACTGTCCAGGCCACCAGATAGGGCATCGGTAGCACCAGTAGCCTGGTTGACACCTCCCACCCACGCCATGAATGAGTTAGTGACTTTTTGTAGGGAGCCGGAAACAGTTTGTGGCATGTTGGCAAATTCGCCCTGCAGTGCTCCCAGCTGGCTCATTAAAGCTGGCACAACCTTATCAATCGTAAGTTGCCCCTGATCAGCCATGCTCTTCAGGTCTTTGCGTGCCACGCCCATTCCGGCGGCAAGCGCTCGGATTACGCGATCACCCGCTTCGTTAACGGCGTTAAATTCCTCACCGCGAAGAACGCCCTGCGCCAGAGCCTGGCTGAACTGAGTGATAACAGAACTTGCCTCCTGAGTGTTAGCCCCCGAAAGTTTTAGGCCCGTTGAAACGGCCTCGGTAATTTTCAGAACTTCATCAGAGCTATACCCGTATTCGCGCATTGAAGCAGCTGCGCGTGAAAAAAGGTTTGCGTTATCTGAAAACGCCGTGCCGGTTCTCTGGCTGATTTCCATTAACTGATGCTGAGAGGCAGCAAAATCATCTGCAGAAGATGATGCCTGCTTAAGACGAGCGTTTACCGAATTCCACTCATCAGCAATCTGCACAATCTTACCAGTTGCAAAAGCCGCCGTAGCAGCGGTTGCGGCCCTTCCAGCAGATGCAAATCCGGTAGTCAGATCAGATAGTGCCCTTTCGCTCTCTCTGGCAGCAGCAGCGGCCTGTCGGCCACCATTTTGCATGGTGCGGTAATAATCCTGCCCCATTCGTGAGGCACGTGAAATCTCTGTCTGGAAAGATTGAGAATTGGCGGAGATTTTGATTATTAACTCACGTAAGGTTGCCATTTTTTCAAACTCCAGACGTAAAAAAACCGCCGAAGCGGTTTAGGTTTATTGTTTCCAGACTTTGTTCCTGGCCTCTTCGAGGTATTCTTCATCAGTCTTGGACGGTGGTGATTCACTTGCAAGATCGCTACCACAGTGTTTGCACTTAATAGCTTCGCGTTTGATTAATTCAGCGCAGAATGGACACTTCTTCATGCCATCGTTTTCGATTAAATCTTTTTCTTCAGCTGCAACATCTTTCTTAATTACCAAAGAGTGCACAAAGGCAATAATAAAGAGAAATGCACCATAAACCCACCAAGCAAAGAAAGAGCGGCCTTTGCTATGAGCAATTAGGGCTGGAATTAAGCCTATTACAATTGAAACAAGTAAAATTTCCATTTTTTATCCCCAGAATCATTAGTAGCTAAAATCCTAATATTTTCTGTGGAAAAAGTCACTGGGTCGCAGCGGTAAGTGCAACCTCAAGCCCAGCAAACGGGTCCTTCGGTGCTGATTGCTCGTCACCACCCCAGCGCAGGATCGCATCGTCCAGCGGTACTTTTGCCCCCTGTGAACCGTAGATGGCAGAGGCGATCTGGGCGGCCTGAATGTCGCCACGGATATCGCCAACCGGACTTTGCCTGTCGTACTCAATCCACATCAGAAGCTCGCTTGCCGTCATATTCTGCCGAAGCTCTGAGAGCGTGCGCCCCATCCGGAGCGCAAGCGACATCAGAAACTTTACGCCGGGGGTTGAGACTTTTCCCGCGCTTCGTCCGCGTTATTGATCAGGTCAAGCGCCTGTTTGAGAAGGCGTGAATGGACGGGGCCGTAGATTTCACGTACCTGCTCTTCTTCGTCTACGCTGAATACCGGTTGCTTATCGGTGTCACACAGAACGTCAATGAAGAGCACCACGTCAGCGCAAAGATTACGGTGTGCCTTTTCCGATACCGACACATTTTCATCATCAGTACCCGCTTTCACCACCTCCTGCCAGCGCAGCCAGGCTTCACCAGACGGCTCACGCAGAACCACTTTGACGCCTTCCCACTCAGGAACGGCGACCGTCTTATGACGGAAACCCGACATCTTAGCCAGGGCGAGATTTTTAATATTCTTCATGCGACCTCTCAGGAGCCAGACTCGATATTTTCAGGCTTACCTTTCAGACGCAGGGAGAACGTTGCCGCCACTACGCCGTTGGTACCTGAAGACCAGGTGTGCTGGCGGATTTCAGCCAGGAACTTAAAGCCCTTGCCGGACGGGAAGATAACCTGGAAAGCGTAGGTCGTATCGTTGTCATACGCATCACGCAAGGCGTCCTGCGCCGGATTCTTGTAGAAGTTTCCGGACAGAGAGATTTCTGACGGAGAAGGCAGGCCGTTAATGTTCTCCTGCTCGGTCGAGCAAAGCGTTGTTACGTCGATATCCTGCTTCTGACCACCGGTGAACTGAATTTCTTTGATGGTGCAACTCAGATCGAGGAAGGTTGCGGTATCCATCGTTTCTTTGGTGGCTGGCGCAGAGGAAATAAGGATCTTCGTCAGCTGCGATTTTTCATAAAGTGCAGACATAGCTGTCTCCTGGTAAAAGAAAACCCGCCATTAAGCGGGTTCGTTGGGTGAATGATTTATCAAGGTGTAACTTTAAAATCCAGGGTGGCACGGTATAGCCGATAATATGGCTCGTATCCGGGGATTTTTACCACCTCTGTAGGGTTTAACGACTTAAGCGAAGCAAGCGCCAAATCTCTCAGAGATCGTGATTCAGTGATCGTTGTGGCATACACATCGACCTGAACGGAAACCCTGCTCTCTGCCTGGCCACACATCACGTCAGCGGAAACATCATCGACGATGGAAAAGATAATCCAGGGTGGAGTGACCGACGGTTTCCCGTCACTACCTAATGGCGCAACATAGGGATATACCCGTCCTTCTGCCAGGGGAGAAAGCAAGGCGTAGATATTATCTTCATTCACTTGCTCAATACCTCATCAATAGCCTGACTCATCCTGGCAATGGCGACGCTGGCGGCCTCTTCCTCGCGCGTATCGTAAGCGGGTCGCACAAACGGATGTGCAGGCATGTTCGCGGTGCCCATTTCTACGAATCGCCAGTAAAAGGCGTTTCTCGGGTTATTCGCCTTCATCGTGTTATCGCTGTTGCCGGTGCGCGGGTTAACGCCACGAATATGGACACCGGAAGAAATTTCCCCGCGACGGCGGCTTTTTTGGGTCACCACCACTACGTTTTTTTTCAGTTTCCCAGTACGTACCGGCGCACGCGCAATAACTTCTGCCTTAAGCACCTCAGCACCTGCGCGGGTAGCATCACGTAGAACCTTGTTGTTTTCAGCGCGGCTAAGCGCCTCCAGATCCTTTGCGATGTCATTTAACCCGGAAAAATCGAGGCTCGTCTCAATCATTTTTCAGCTCCCGTTTTGCAAAGAATTTCCAGGCGAGTGCCGGTCGCATTTGCTACAGGAGGACCGATGATATTTAGCACCTGACCTTTATACGGGCCGCTGATCACTTCCAGACGAGAAGAGGCATTCAGCTCTGACCTGAAGCGCATCCAGACTCGAATGGTTGCCTGCGCCGTTTCCGCGCCGCCTGAAAGCTGCTCTCTGCCGCTGATCCCCTTTACCTCAGCCGGGACCGGGTTGCCACCAGTCCACGATTCAACCGGCTGACCAGATGGATCGCGCGAAGTCGTGAAGGTGAGAATTTTTACCCGGTGCCTGAATCGTCCAGGTTCCATCAGGAGCCCTCCTCAGGTTCAGATTTACCGCGCCAGTTGCGATGAATGAACATCATGCGTTCGGCGGATCTATTCTCATAAAGCTGGACTTCGCTTTGTGCGGTCCGGTGTTCAAACATGTCAGCAAAGACAAGAAGAACGGCGCCCTTAACGGCTGCTGGAATATCAGTGGCAATCTTCCATGCAGGTTCATCGCACCAGCGTATGCAGTAGTCAAAGGCGGCCTGCGCGTACAGCGTGACCAGCTCATCCCTGTCGTCTTCTTCAAACTCAATCTGCTGCTTAAACAGCTTGAGGCCAATTACATCAAGAACATCTATCGCCATACGTTAAAAGGGCGGGTCACCCCGCCCCCTCCATCATGAGCCAGAAGAGAAGGTGCCCTTGATGATTGCCGTTGGGCGATAGTGCGCCAGCGCCAGGCGTTCTTCACACAGGATGGTCAGCATGTTTTTCACGAAGTTGTCGCGGTCTTCACGGCTAACTTCCACGGTGGCA